AGTGTTCAAAATACACATTTACAAAAAATTCAACCAGATATTCTAGGTTTTGGTATCACAACTTTTGTAGATCAAATCCAGTTTGCAGAAAATGATGTTCTTAGACGTATTCGTGAAGAATGGTGGGAAAGATACAGGCATACAGTTCGTTACAAAGATATTACCAAAATAACATCTGTTGAAATGACAAACAGTAAACTTACACCCTCACAATGGGAATTATCTGTAGTTTATTTAGCATTATGGAAATAT